GATTCCTTTGCAAAGGGGTTCTTTTCACCAGCAGCTACTGTTTCAGTCTGAACTTTAGTTGTCGTTGCTCCACCGCCCTGTGGTCTAGGGTTCTTTTGTACCCATGCTGGCATTTTTGTCATTGCCCAGTCTTTAACTGGTGTCCTGTTATATCCATCAACAACAACAACTGTTCCATCTGCCTCTCTTGCAAGCTGATCCTTGCTTATGCGAGATAGTACATATTGAGGGTCGTGTACAACATCAGCAAGTGCTGTTACTGCTGGAGCTTCAACTTCAAGCTGTCTTTGCCTAGCTTCAAGCTCTTGGATTCTTTTATTCTTTGCCTCTTCAGCATCACGATACTGCTGTGCCTGTTTAGCAATCGCCTCATCATATCTGCCCTTTGCCTCTAGCTCTTCTTTCTCTTTCTGTTGTTTAAAAGCAATCAAAGCATCTACATCAACATCTGGCGGTACAGCTTTTGCCGCTTCCTTTGCTTTTTTGTAATCGTCTAAGATTTCTCTGTTGCTTTTTCTGAGTGCTTCAACTTCTGCCATCAACGCTGCTGTATCTACAGGTGGATTTGGTTTGATTGGTTCGTCAGCCATAAATAAAAAATTTACAATTATTCACAATATTAGCTCCACTTTGTCTTGTCTGCCCAAAAAGCTGCTGACATTTTACCTTTGGCAATATTTTTAGCGTGTCTAGCCTTAAAACTTTTCCGTTTTGCTTTATCTGCCATGCTTTCGCCCTTTCTTGGTGGCTTTGTATCTGCCCCTTGTGCTCCAAATCTAATTAATTTGACTTTATCGCCTTCTTTTGCAAGAACAACATGAGACTTTGTTGGGTGTGATGGGGTTCTTTTTGGTTTGTTAAAACCAGACAATCCAAACCTTTTGAGTCTTGGGTCACTCATTTACCCTTCCTCTTCATTGCCATATTGTGTGCTTCAGTAAATGAAACCCCTTCTCTCATCTTGCGTTTCATATATTCCATGTGAGCCTTTGTGTGACCATGAGCTTTCTGGTGCTTTGCAAGTGTGTTCTTTTGTCTGGTAGTGAGCTTCATCTTCTTTTTTGATATTTGTTGTAGATAGCTGCGTCTGCTGTTCTTGCTTTGTCACCTCTCATGTAGCTGTTTACTCTGCCCATAGCCCATGCACCCATAGGAACATTTCTTGATCCAGCAGAAAGATAAGCACCTTGTCCCTTGCGATAAACTTCTGCAAGTTCTCCATAGAAAAATTTAGTCCCATCAGCTTTTTTCTTGAGACTACCTTTTACTTTTTCGCTTAGTGGTTTTCTTCTTTTTGCCTGTGACATTTTGTTTGGTGCGTGATTTTGATACAGCTTTTATATCAATATACTCTCCTTTTCTATAAGCTTCGGCAGTTCGTTTTATCTCAGCCGCTTTCGCAGCCCTGTTTTTAGAACCAGACAGATATTTTTTTGGAACACCTGTCTTTTTATCCTTTGGAACTCGCCTTAGTTTTCTAGTCACTTTTTAGTTTTCTTTTTAGCAGTGGGCTTAGTTTCTTTAGGCTTTTTTGTTTCCTCTTCGCCCTGTACTTTGAAAATATATCCCATTACTTTTTGCCTCCTTTCTTTTTCTTCTTTGTTCCTTTGGGCTTCATTGATCCGTAGTGTGAAGGCATGACAATAAAAGTAGCTGTTTTTATTTTACTTCCTTTTACGTTTTTTAGCAGTTGATAAAGCTATTGCCTGTGCTTGTTTTAATGTCTTGCCCTCTTTCATCAGCAAACGTATGTTGCCAGAGATAGCCTTTTGTGATTTGCCTTTTTTTAGTGGCATAACTAAACTACAACTATGCTAACTATAACTATCACTACCCCATTAGGGGATATTGAGATTCAACATTCTAAACAAAGAGCAAAAGCTGTAGGCTCAAGAGAGGCTGTTGAGTTTTGGAAAAGTGAAACAAGAGAGGGTTTGTATGGAGTTCATGGTCATTTGTTTGATATGAATAGTTGCGATATTGCAGATGTTATTAATGCGGCTGTTAATTCTGTAGGCTTTGAAAATATAAAAATACCAAGAGAGTCTCAAATACAAGCCGACAAAGATTTATTGAGCTATCCCTCAGACTATCCTAAAGGCCCTTTGCCCTAGACATACCTACAATTAACTCAAACAGTTCTGGGTGTTGTTTGTACAATGCCCCCATTTTTTGTGGGTCTGCAAATCTTTCAACAGTCATTGTCAAAGATTCTGTTGCCTCTATTTTTTCAGCAATTCCAAATCTTTTAAAGTCATAAGCACTGTAAACTTTACCCATATAAGCGTCTAAATAATCATTTACAAGAGCATCTTCTCTAGGGTCATATTTAATAGTTGTTATGTCCTTTAATCTGTAAACTGGTTTGCCTACTCGTTGTGATGGGCCATAAACACTCATGGCTTCCTTTCTAACCATATTTGCCCTAATCTTTTCTTTATCTGTAAATCCTTTATTAGTTCGCCATGATTGCATAAATTTATTTAATTTTGGATTTGCTACCTCTACTGCATGAGTTATCTCATGGAAAGTAGTTGATTTACTTACAGTTGTTGGTGTTCCAAACATTGAGCTTTTGAACTGCGTAGTTAAAGAACCCTCCCAAAACTTACAAGAACCTCTTTTTGCTTTTCCTATTTTTGTGATTGCTGGAACTCCATTAGCACTATCAACAAAACCATTACCATTAAACATTCTTATATATTCATTTAAATAACCTCTGATTTGTGTTTTCTGTGGAGCTTTCCATGATGTAATCTTTGTATTTTTAATGAATTTATCTACTTGTGCATCATTCAAGTTAGTCTCAAGCATTTTATTTCTAAGCGTTTCCATTTGTTTCTCAAACTTATCTCTATATGCAAAGTATTTATCTTTTGCTTTTTGGAATTTATCAAAATCTTTTGCAGAATCTTTTGCCGCAGCTTTAAACTCTTGACCAAGCTTTGTATATTCATCAATATCTAAACCATCTACTTCTTTAATTAAATCTCTACCAGCTTTTCTTAATTGCTCTGGGCTTGAATCTACTAGCCTTCTCTCAAATGCCACAGGTTTAGTTACAGGCTTGGGCTTTGGTATCTTGATTGTTATATCACTAGGCTTGCCATACAACCTTTGCAAGTCCTTCAAACTTCTTTCGCTACCATCTTCTCTAACCATTTTCCTTATAGCTTTCTGCCCTGACCCCTCCTTCTTTGCCAAGCGTTCAAAATATCTTACCTTCTGTTCGTTACCCAAAGTCTTAACCTTTAGTTTCTTATCTTGCCCTAAGAGCCAGTCACCATATTGAGTGTCCTGTGGCACTCTACCAGTCCCCTCTCCTGTGGGTCGGGTTACAACTTTGCCTTTAGGTGGCGGTGTTAAGTCTTTGAACTCTTCTCTTTTTCTAAGTCCTTCATAATCAACAACAGGAACAGTAGTAGATCGGCAGTTAAAATGCTGCGGTGGTGTAGGGCCTTTGTTGTATGCAAACTTCCTACCATCAAGCCTCCGACATATTGGACTTGTCCTACTATCAAGCGTTGCAACATATTCATACTTAGGAGCAACCTTACTGTTTGCTGCATAAACAGCCTGTGATGCCTGATTTTGTACTTGGTTTACAGATGTTCTGACTATAGTTTGTATTTGATTAGTAGATAACTTTATAAGCTCTCCACCAGCTTGTGATATTTGTTTAACAGATGTAGGAAAAGTTCCAAACTCTAATTTACCTACCATGCGTCTTGCTATCTCCTGTGTTGACTCTCCACTAAACACACCCTGCCTTATATGTCTTGCAAGACTCTCTTGCTGTCTTGTTGCTATTCCTCTAAATGCTTTCTCGACTGTTTCCCCATTAGGTAAAGTCATTGATGCACCTTGAGTAGCCGTCAGATCAAACTTGCCCTGCCCAAACTTGGCAAAAGAATCTTCCTTAAATGCTTTGCTAGTAAATACATTGACCTTAGTGGGGTCTGTACTAACAAAAGAATCTGCATACTTTGGACTGATAGCAACTGAATTAATTGGAATATTTCCTGATTTAGTTACTTTTTTTAGTTCATTCTGCACAAAATTAGTCTGCAAATAAGCTAGTCCCTGCAATTCTTTTTTAAAATCTCTTGCTGTAGCACCAGACCATTTATTTAAACTTGACTTTGCCTGACTGATTATTGCTCTGAGTCTTTTTCTTGTTTGCGGTGATATTACAACCCCTTCCCCTGCGGCTTGCTGTCTGAGGTCAATCTGTTTGAGTTTCTTTGCTGCAACAATAATTACATCAGAATAAGTAGTTGCATACTTCCTTGCTACGGCATTGCTATACCTGTTTAGATCAATAGTCTCCCTAAAAAATACCTCTGGAATGCTCATTTATCATTCTTCTCCCTCTTCCTCCTCCTCTGGTTCTTCGTCAGGTTCTTCTGGTGGCTCTACTTCTGTAAGACCTCCCTGCTGTGTGCCTTCGATTTCCTCTTCGACATCAAAGTCATCACCGAGAACCTCACCAGCAGATAATTGATTCAACAATGTTTCCTGAGTAATAGTTCCAGCAGTAAACAATGTAAGTAAACTTGTGATCTCCTGTGGTTCTAGTCTTGCACTTACAAAGTCTCTATTAACAAAACTACTGCCAGCATTGGGTTCATTGAGATATTCACTATGAAACTTCAAACAGTTATCAATCAAGTCTTGCATCTGCTGTGCAATCACCATCATTGTGCTGTCATTCTGTGATCTATCTATCCTCTTAGCCTCTGCTGACTCCCCTACCAACTTCTGTCCAAGTACTGCGGCTAGTGACAATGTATTAATCTGTTCTGCAATATCTTTCAATCTTGTAAACTGGCTGTCATAGCTATCACCAGATGGAGAAATGTATTCCATTCTGGATTCTGGTGGTAATGATAGTGCCTCATTAGGGCCTGTTGTTATCTCATCTGCATTTGGATATCCAAAAACAGCAAGCATAGGAACAGAACTGATGTGCAAAATATTGTCCAAGTCAGATTGTATTTGGTAATGCTTAAGGTTAAGTTCTGCAATGTCATACAAAGGGCTACGACTTTCGTAGTAACCAACTCTGTTGGAGTAGGCAATAGCAAAGGGAATCTTATCTTTAAGGCTCATTTCACCTTCATCAAACAATTTATATTCATTCTTTTTGTCATCTTTTCTGTGGATTTCATATCTACCACGTTCAAGCACTCTGATCTGTTTAATGATCTTGTCACCATACTTTCCATCTGGCTCAACAACCTGTTCCAATAAACGCAACTGTGTGAGTTGCCTTACACCATCTATAATCTCACTCCTAAATCCTAGAATATCTTTTGGTGTGTATGTCACCCAGTAGGGTCTGGTCTTATCCCC